AAGGCTGTCCAGTACTACAAGGAGTCCGACAAGCAGTTCCGTGAAGAGTACAAGCGGCTCTCCAGCATGGAATCTGCTAGCTCCATGGACATCAAGAGGGAAGTCCCGGACTTCCCCGAGTTCTGTATGGACTACCTGGACACCCAGCTCTTCCCTCATCAGCTCCAGTGGTACGACGTCCTTGAGGGTCGCGCTCCACGCGACCTGCACGAGAACCAGATCTACAAGCCGGGTGACCCTGGCATGGTGATCATCAACACCCCTCCCGAGCATGCGAAGTCCACCACGATCACCGTGAACTACACGACCTGGCGGATCTGCCAGGACCCGAATATCCGTGTGATCATCGTGTCTCAGACACAGGAGATGGCCAAGAGGTTCCTCAGGGCGATCAAGGACCGACTGGCGGGGGCCAACCCCGCCTACAAGAAGCTTCAGTACGACTTCGCTCCCGATGGCGGCTTCGATGCCAACTCGGCATCGTGGACGGCTGACAGCATCTACGTGAACGCCGAAGCTCGCGACTCGGGTGAAGCCACCCCGACGGTCCAGGCTCTCGGCATGACCGGCCAGATCTACGGCAACCGAGCTGACGTCATCATCCTGGACGACACGATCACAGGAAAGAACGCCCATGAGTTCGAGAAGCAGATCGACTGGATCCAGCGAGAGGTCATCAACCGCCTCAGCTACCCAGGCGGTACGCTACTCCTTATCGGGACAAGACTCGCTCCTGTTGAGCTTTACTCCGAGATCCAGAAGCCTGAGTGGTACGGACAGGACGAGGAATCTCCATGGACCTACCTCACACAGCCTGCTGTGCTTGAGTTCGCTGAGTCTCCTGACGACTGGACTGTTCTCGCACCCTGGACCAACCGACCCCCGGTCTCGCTCGGAGCAAGACGCCTGGTGGAACCAGGCCCGGACGGACTCTACCCCTGGCACTCAGGCAAGTCGCTAGCACGCAGGCGAGCCACCAGCTCGCCCCAGAACTGGAAGATGGTCTACCAGCAGGAGCAGGTGGTTGAGGATGCGATCTTTCCGGCGAATAAGGTCGCCGCGTCCATCGACGGCATGCGTGCGGCTGGGCTCATGTCTCCTGGAGCGCCGGGGCATCGTCCCCACGGGATGGATGGACTCTATGTCGTTGGAGGTTTCGACCCTGCCATCACAGGACACGCTGCTGCGGTGGTCCTCGGTGTTGATCGAATGTCCGGAGTGCGGTACGTGCTTGACGTATGGACCGCCCCCAATCAGAAGCCTGACGACCTCTTCGACAAGCTGAAGACCTGGACCACCAAGTACCACATGCACGAGTGGGTCATCGAGAAGAACGCGATGAACCTGATGGTCACGCAGAACCGTGACCTGAGGAACTTCCTCGGATCCAGGGGCACGATCCTCAAGGAGCACTTCACGGGCTCCAACAAGAACGATGCCGACTTCGGCGTTGCCTCGATGTCCATGCTCTTCGACGGCGCCCTTGAAGACCGGGGCCTGATCCGGCTTCCCAGCAGATCCCAGAACGAGGGCACCAAGGCCCTCGTCGAGCAGTTGTGCACCTGGTTCCCCCAGTCCAAGGCCAAGCAGGACACGGTGATGGCCCTGTGGTTCGCAGAGACGCGAGCACGCGAGCTGGTCAACGACATCGAGTCCGTGTTCCACGTGAGCAACGAGTACCAGAGCGAACGCGACAAACGCAAGAACGTGACCGTAGATCTAGACTTCCTGAGCCAGGCGGGCTCATCAAACAGCGAATGGTGGTCCTGATGGCCAAGTACGCGGGCGCCCTGTGGCGCCCTCTCCGGAACTACACCAAGGGTGGCCAGGAGGCTGTCTACGGTCTGGTTGTGCACATCATGGAAGGGACCCTTGAGGGGTCCCGCTCGTGGTTCAACAACCCCGACTCTCAGGCTTCCAGCCACTTCGGGACTTCTCGTGAAGGAACCCTTGAGCAGTGGGTGGACACCGCCGATCGAGCCTGGGCTCAGGCTGCTGGCAACCGCACTTGGATCTCCGTGGAGAACGAGGGCAAGGTTCCACAGGCGCTCACCAGGGAGCAGCTTGAGAAGGTCGCTCAGGTCTTCGCCTGGATCTGCCGGACCTACAAGGTTCCCTACCAGGTCAGCCACTCTCCGACGGTCAAGGGCCTCGGCTATCACCGCATGGGTGGGGCCGCTTGGGGCGGCCACTCCTGCCCTGGCGATGCGATCATCAAGCAGCTTCAGTCCATCGTAGACCGAGCCAAGGTCATCAATGGCGTCGGCGTCAAGCCGACCCCTCACTACGCCCCCTATCCGGGGCCCAAGTACTTCTTCATCGGTCGAACCAGCAAACTCGTAACCGAACTGGGTAAGGCTCTGGTGAAGGCAGGTTACAAGGGATACAAGCAGGGGCCTGGCCCCATCTTCTCCCCCGCTGACCGCAAGGCGGTTAAGTGGTTCCAGCAGAAGCAGGGCTGGAGCGGGGAGGATGCTGACGGCTACATCGGCCAGGAAAGCTGGAAGCGATTGAAGGTGGCTCCTCCGAAGTGAACGTCTACCGCGAACGAGCGTACCTCGTAGCCTTTCTGGCTGCGGCCTACGATTCGACGATCGGCTACACCGATCCCGATGAGCCCGATTGGGCTGTTGTCACGATCCGGACTCCCGAGGGCCAGATGGCCTGGCACGTGTCGCCGGACGACATGGATCTCTTCGATCATGTTGGACGAGAGCCAGAGCACGTCTGGGACGGGCACACGACTGAGCAGAAGTACGAGCGCCTCAAGGCGCTCACCTTGAGATACTAAGGAGGCGACATGGCTCTCACACTCGAAAACGTCTTCGGCAAGGTCGAGTCACTGCGCAGAGCTAGCGCCGATCGAGATCACCGTCATCGCGATGTCCACGACGTCCGCTCCGGCGACGTTGATACAGTCATCCCGGGCAGTATGCCTGAGGCGTGGCCCAAGCCCATCGTGGCCAACCTGGTCGACACCTCAGCTCGTGACATGTCCGAGGTCATGGGCGTTATGCCCTCAGTCAACTGCACGACTGCGATCGGCACGACCAACAAGGCCAAGCAGTTCAGCTCCAAGAAGACGAAGATTGCCAACTGGTACCTGACTGAGTCCCGGCTCTATGCCGGGAAGCAGATCACGGTATCGGATCACTACCTGACGTACGGCATGGCGATCTACGTCATCGAGCCGGACTTCACGGAGAAGCGTCCTCACATCCGGATCGAGAATCCGATGGGCGTGTACCCCGAGTACGACATCTTCGGCAAGCTCAGGTCGTACTCGAAGGTGTGGCGCGAAGAGGCTATCCACCTGGTGGCCAAGTATCCCCAGCTCCTCCGAGTCCTTCAGTCGAACAACACGCAGGGCCCTGCGGCTGGCTGGCAGCAGCGTGAGATCGAAGTCGTGAAGTACTGTGACGACGATCAGATCGTGATGTACATGCCGCAGCACGGCAACCAGGTCGTTGACCGCATGGAAAACCCGATGAAGAAGATCTACATCTCCATCGGCAAGCGTCCCGGCTACGACAACGAGATCCGTGGCGCCTTCGATGACGCGATCTGGATTCAGCTGGCGAAGAGCCGGATGGCTCTCCTCGGCCTTGAGGCTGCGGAGAAGAACACTCGCGCTCCCCTCGCTGTCCCCCGCGACGTTCAGAAGATGACGTTCGGAGACGATGCGATCATTCGGACGGATCACCCCGAGAAGGTGATACGCGTCGGGCTGGGCAATAACGTTGCCCCTCTTCAGGAGTCGCAGGTTCTCGAACAGGAGTTGCGCGTAGGGACGCGCACCCCTGAGGCCAGGTCCGGCAACATGGATGCAAGCGTCATCACCGGCCGTGGAGTGCAGGCCCTGATGGGCGGCTTCAACACGGTGATCACCACAGGCCAAGCCGTGATCGGCGAGGCTCTCCGCATCGCTATCAACATGGCCTTCGAGATGGACGAGAAGCTCTGGGGTCAAGAGAGGAAGACGATCCGTGGAACCGTCCAGGGCTCACCATTTGAAGAGTCCTATATACCAAGTAAGGACATCGACGGTGACTACACAGTGGATGTCACCTACGGGTTCGCTGCTGGTCAGGATCCCGCCAGGGCAATCGTGGGTCTGCTCCAGTTGCGGGGAGACCAGCTCATCTCCCGAGACTTTTTCCAACGTCAACTGCCCATGGACATCGACGTAGCTCAGGAACAGCAGAAGATCGACAACGAGCAGTTCACCGACGCCCTCAAGCAGGGCGTCATGGGCTACATGCAGGCTATCCCCACGATGGCCCTTCAGTCTCAGGGTCAGTTCGATCCGGTACCCGAGCTTCAGAAGGTTGCCAAGCTGATCGAACTGAGGGAGAAGGGCAGAGCTGTGCATGATGCCGTGCTCACCGTCTTCACTCCGAAGGAGCAGCCGGGCCAGGCAGCCCCTCAGAACCCCATGGAGGCCGCTCTCGCGGCTTCGCAGGAAGCCGGTGGACCCGGAGCAGGGGGAGCACCTCCAGGCGCTCCTGGAGCCTCTCAGCAGCCTCAGGGCATGGATCTCCAATCTCTGCTGGCAGGGCTTACCAGTGGGGGCGAGGCTCAGATGAGTGCTCGCACGCAACGCCAATCACCGATCTAAGGAGAGACGATGGGTCTCAACCAGGTACACAGCGGTTCCGGCCAGGAGGGCGCCCTCGGCGACCCTTGGTTCGCAGGCAACCACGGCCCCGAGGGCGAGTTCAACTCCCTCAAGGGCCGGGCGCTCGAAGCGCCCGAACTCAGCTTCTACGACCAGGATGGCAATCAGGGTCCGGAGCGGCTGAACCAGGAAGTCTCCAAGTCCGACTGGCGGGACTACGGTCCGGTCCAGTCCGGTACGTTCGACCCGGACTCGCTGACGCGGGGCACCGACAAGCACATGCCGAAGTGACTTGTGGGTGAGGGGGCTCGGTTGAGATCGCTCCTTAAACGATCATTGTGACGCCCTCGCTTACATCAAGGAGTAACTATGGCTGAAGTAGCAGGCCCAGGCCAGTTCAGCAAGCGAACAGACAAGGCTGTAGCCGGGGCCAACCGTGACCTACCCGACGCCGGTTATGGCGAACAGGCTCAGTATCAGGCAGCCCAAGAGGGCATGCAGCAGCCTCAGGGGCAGCAGGGCGTGGACTTCGCCTCGATGTTCGGCAACCCTGCCTCAAGGGTGATCCCGTTTGATGCGGAATCCGCGATGCCAGACACTCCAGTGACGGACGGCGCCGACGCCGGTCCGGGCAGAGGAAGCGAGATCCTAGCAGGCTCGGCCAACCAGGAGCAGAGCAATACAACGCTGAAGACATATCTTCCAGCGCTGGAGTTCATGGCCAATCAGCCCGCGTCTTCCGACGCGGCCCGGAACCTAGTACGAATGCTGAAGGCTCAGGCCTGACCAGGAGGACGCATGAGCAAGTGGTGGGATCAGGACATGGCGGCTGCCGCGCAGGCGCTGAACAGCGACCCGGCTACAGCCATTCAGGCTGCCACCCTTCCGGCGACTCTCCTCAAGCAGCAGGCGGCCTACAAGAAGCAGCAGGAAGAGTACCTCGCCTCCAAGGACCGGGCGGAGGAAGAGGATCAGCGCCTCGGCTGGATCAAGGACCTGTCCGAAGGCGTGATGGGCGGGCTCGGCAAGGTCGACAACATCCTCTCCGAGGTTCCGGGCTGGGGTGTGACCAAGCAGGTCGTCGGCTATCCGATCGACAAGGCCGCCTCTGGCATGCACTGGGCATACTCCGAAGGTCTGTCGCAGCCGCTGTCCACTCTCCTGCTGGCAACTTCTCAGGCCGACCTGTCCGATGACTTCTTTGACACGATCGCCAAGGGTGAGACGTGGTCCAAGAACTATGACGCGGCTGAGCACATCTCGCCCGGCCAGGCGTTCATGAACTACGAGAACACCGTCGAGGCTTCCGGCGATGGCACCCTTCTGTCCGGGATGTTCGGCGAAGGCGCCGATCAGCTCACGACTGAACAGCGTGCAGCCGTCAAGCGGAACTCCAGCCGGTACTTGTACGACACGGACTTCTGGCACGAGAAGCAAGGCTGGACGTACACCCTCGGTTCCGGTGGCACTGACTTCTTCCTAGTCATGGCTGGCGACCCTACCTACCTGGCGCTCAAGACTGCGGCTCCGCTCGTCAAGGGCGGACGCAGCCTGACGACCACGCAGGCAGCCAAGGCCAACGAAGCCAAGGGTATCGCC